CCCTTTTTGTTGGTATGGGAGTTCCTCCCGTATTAGCCGGTGTACCTGATGTTGCGAATTACTCAACCGCTCGAGTCGCACAGGCTATTTTCTATGATAGTACTATTGCACCTAAACTAAAGAAAGTCGGTACTGTCATAGATCAGAGACTCATAAGACCCTCAGATCCTACAGTACTTGGTGCGTTTGATACATCTACCGCTCCAATTAATGTTATTAAACTTTCGGCTAATTCAAGAATTGTTGCACGCTTAGTGCAAGCTAAGTTAATGACATTGAATGAAGCTAGATCACTTCTTGGCCTACCTCCTGTCGTTGGTGGTGATAAACTACCTGGCATGGAATACGAATTAGAAGATGTCACCGGTGTTCCAGTTAGAAGACCTGGTCCATCTTCAAATCCGACTCCTGCTGGGACTGGTGGCGGTACTGATAGTGAGACAGATGGTGGAAGACCTGAAGATTATAAACCAAGTACAAGTGATACTAAAAAGCCAGAAGCTTCAACTAAACCGGGTCCATCTTGGACTCCCGGTAATGCTGGAGATGTAGGTCCTGGTGCTGCTACGGGTGAAAGTGAAGACTCTGATTAAACAAAAGGGGTAGTAAGGATTGAAACTTAATTTAATCACTCCAACATCAATTCGTAAAGTAGGCGATCGTGAATTACTTTCGCTCCACTTTCGTCTGCATGAACTAGCTGCTCCTTTCATTAGAAAGAATGATATAGAGAACCCAAAGTTTGCTAATATAGTTCTTCGTCATAAAATCATTACTTCGGAAATGATTCGACGTGGTGTACGATATCGAATTAATGATGCGTTAGATAAACTTGCTTATCCTGATATTGAAGATTTTGTGAGTCGTTTCTCTCAACTTATTCCAAGTAAGCTTCAAGACCTTCCGAAGAGTGAATTGATCCGCCTGCATAATCAATTACATTCAGTATGGGAAGTAGTTCATTTAAGAGACGTGACTGTGCAGCAACAAGAACAATTGTGGAATTGGCATCGGCTTGTTGAACGTGAATTACAGAATCGTGGTACTGAAGTTCCGCAAAATTGGGACTCTTTAGATAGACCTTTAGGTAGAGCAATGAATCAGGCTGGATCTTCTAGAATTCATCCATCTGGCGATGAACAAGGTCCTTGGGTATTTATTGAAGATGTTATAAGATTCATTCCAAAAGAAACTGTAGTCTTTGAAAATGTTGCTTTGATTGATTCAAACAAGAAGTTAATTTGGCTTGCTGATTCTGGCGGGCGTCAACTTATCAAAGTCATGTACTTTAGAATCTTACGTCAATTCCCTCGTGAAGAGTGGAGTGCTTTTAGGACTGCAAAGTTAGAGGAATTAACCGCGATTGATGTTGCATATGATCTAGTTCTCAAGAAGCTTGATCCTTTGATGATGATTCAATTGAATTTGCAATTTGAGAATTTATGTTTAGTAAAGCCTTATCTTTATTTTGTTGGTGGAATGGTTACTCAAGGCGCATCAAAGAATGATATTGACATCATGCTACGTGCAGGCCTAGAACCAGAATTAGAACAGAAAATCTATAATTCGTTTATCGGCCGCTTTCCGGAACAATTTAAAAGTCGATTCACTGTTGTCGATGATTCTGGGTTATCACCTTTTACAAGTTATATTGGAGTATGTAGTTTGGATCTAAATCGTTCATTCAATGTAAAGCAACCTGAAAATGTGTCTGAAGATGTAGATGAAGAAGTGTCCGAGACTATTTCAGATGATGTTGAGGGTGGTCAATAATGTCAAAGGATCGTAAACAAAATATCATTGAAGCTCAACATGAGGCTAAGACTAATAAACTTCTTGGCCCGGGGCACTTTTTTCTTCCTTGTAAGACGACACTTTCAATTTCATCATACCGTTCAGCTGAGGTATTTAGCTTAGAATCGCTGATTGAGTATCTCCAAGAATGGCAGACTAAAGCTAAAGGTCCTGTTACTATATCTATTCAAGGTAAGTATGATGGAAACTCATGCTATTTACAGCGTGATGAACATGGTAATTTCTACGTATTTACTGAAGATGGTTCCGAAGTTACCGAACGTTTTCCTCGAATGATTGAGTTAGCCAAGAACACTTTACCTCAAAACGATTTTATTATCATTGGTGAAGTTGAAAAATGGTTAAAAGAAGATGGTAAGTACGTTCATCAAGGACGTGAGGTTGTTGCAGGCGAACTTCATTCACGTTCTGAAAAACCTCAAGATGAATATTACGTATGGAATTTTCACGATTGTGTTTGGTTTATGGGTGAAGATATCCATATGCAAAACTATTCCGATCGTTATGCTATATTAGAAAAGAAGTTTTCATTTAAGTATTCACTTCTTGAACGTATGAACCCTGGTTCTTTAAACTTAGTTCCTAATTTTATTTGTAAGACGGATGAGCAAGTTAAGAAAGCCGTTAATAAGTTAATGGCAATTGATAACCTAGAAGGCGCGATGGTCAAGCGTTGGGATGGTTTTCCTTACGAATTAGATGGCCGTTCTAATCAAGTTGTGAAATTTAAGAAATACGCTGAAGCTCACGTGTTAGTTGTTGACCGGCGTCTTATCCAAGGCTCTGATCAGACTTATCAATATAAAGTCGCTGTGGAAGTTTTGCCAACAGAGATGGATGAAGTAGATGAAAAGTTAGTGCAAGACTTTAAAGACATGAAAATTATGACCGTTGCTGATACGTTTAATACAAACGTGGAAGCAGAAGTTGGCGATGTTCTTACAGTTAAGTTTCATAATTTATTCGTCCATGAAAATGAAGAAGGTAAGTATAAACTTGCTTTATATGAACCTAGAGTGTATGAGAATAGAACCGTTGCTAATCCTAAAGAGATGCCCGATACTGTTACAACTCTTATGAAGATTGGAACTGATGCTCGTTTAATTGTTTTTAAAGGATTGCATTGTAATAGATTTCTTCCATTTGAGTTAGTAAAACAACTGGATACTTTTGAACAGTATCCTAAAGAAGGTCAAACATATAAGTTTATCATTCATCATCATTGGAGGGGTAAGTCAACTCACGGCGATTTAAGAATCAGTCATATTGGTGGAGAGTATTTGTTAGGATACACTTTAAATATTATGACTCCTGGTGAAGTAAAAGATCCAGTTCTTAAAATGGAAGATGCTATTAAGTGGTCTCACAAGCCTGAACTTTGGAAGTTTGATGTTAAGACAGGTAAGTTTCAATCACGGCAAACAAGAGGTGGTTTAAAGAAGGCGACTTCAATCGTTGTTGAATTGAAAGAACCTGAACCGATTGAATGGCTTTCTTTCGAAGGAGTTGTACCTCCGGGTAATGTAGGATCAACTACGCAGTATCCTGGCGTATTTTACATCGCTTGTAAGGGTGATGCTGAATATGGTTTTAGGAATGGTTACTTTCATGAGTACTGGCTTCGTGTACCTGAATGGGAGAATGGCGGACAACGGTTAGTATTTAGACAACTTTCATCTGACTTTAGCGCTAGCCTTCCAATCAGCAAGTTCTTGCAAATCGCTTTCGATGCTGATGAGCCAATTACGGTCTACATTGTAGATAGGGATTCAATCTCTTGCAAGCTTGGAGATATTCTCCTTCCTGATTCAGCTGTCATTGACTTTGATGAGACTATCTCGTTTGGTAAAACTTTACCTCCAGCTGATACTCCTGAAATTCGTACGCCTACGATGTGGATGCTAATTAAGCCTAATGATAGTATTCCTTATATATTATCAACAAGAGCTGTCAAGAAGGGTAGAATTACTCCTTTTGGAGCGTCAGCACTACCGAAGAGTATTAAAAGTCAAATCCCTGACGAGTTTGCTTATTGGAATGTTAAAGATGAGGCTACTCGAATTAAAGTTCGTGATGGCTTAGTAGAGGCAATTAAACATCGTCAAGTTAAGGTTGACTTCGAGACTACATTTAAAAGTATGGATTTATTCAAAGCACTAGATTGGAAGTCCATTCACTGTGGTACGATTTCAAAAGATGAGATTAAGCAATACTGCACTCAACCTGCTTGGCAAGATTTGCGGATTGAACTTAAAGGTAAAACTTTAGAAGAAAAATTTAACTTGTTAAAAGACTGGTTAAAGAAGCACAACAATTCTCGAGCAGCACAAGTGCAAGTTACCAATTATATAAATGCACTTGCTCGAGGCGGTATGGTCAGTCTCAAGGCAAATGTTAATCGCAAGTTTGTTTTAAATAAGAGAACTTGGAGAGGCCCAATTCATGTTAGAATTGGTTACAGTGCCGAGCTTTATGATTTGTGGATTGATAATGGAAAGGAAGTTTATCTATGGACATTCAGTAGTAATCCAATCCATTTTGAATCTACGACAGGAACGTTCGAGCAGATTCACAATAAGAAGTTAATGAATACGCTTGGTCAATTACCTCCTGGTACTGAATTGAATCCAAATAAACAGATTCCAGTTACCATTGAGAGGGTTACCGAAGGTGAACTCCTTATGTTGCTTGACGATCCTACAACAAAGAAATTCCAAGTAAAAGAGAAGGAATGGAAAGGTTTGTACCTGTTAGTGCAAGATGATAACACAAATATCTGGACCTTGCACACGACAGCTGATGTAGGAGAAAAGGAGTAATATTTGGATGTATGTGAAAAATGTTCCCTTTTCTGATTTAATGGAACAAAATAAATCTCGAACTAAGATGGGTCTATTCATTTAAGTTCGAGCTCAGGAGAAACAAATGAACGGTAACCTAGCGATTAAAATTGAAGATGGTCAGATTGCTTTTGATGACGCGCTATTTGAAGTCAAAAAAGCTGCTGACACATTCGATGACCAAGGTCAGCAAAAACGCATCGTTACCGGTTATGCTGCGGTCGCAGACGTTGTTGATTCTCAGTATGAGTTGATCGCTCGCGAGGCTCTCGAGGCGGCTTCTAAAGACCTCCTCAAGTATACAACCGTACTGTACAATCATGACCCGGACCGCCCAATCGGTAAGGTGTTAGAGGCAAGACCGGAGGGTACAGGACTTTTTGTTAAAGTCCAGATTTCGAACTCGGAGAATGAAATTTGGGATAAAATCTGCGAAGGTATTATTTCCAAGTTTAGTTTCCGTGGTGTCATCACTGAGTATGACGAACAGTTTGATAAAAGCCTAGCGCGAAATATTACGATCATCAAGGGCTTTAAAATCTTCGAAATCTCTCTAGTATCCGTTCCTGCCAATCCTGAAGCAAAGACTTTAAATTACTACCT